CGTACATCGACATTTGGACGATCTTGAACATCTTGTCTATCGCATTGCGCCAGTGGGCCTCTTGCTGAGCGTGGATGTAGTCATACCAGATACGGACTTCGCCCTCGGCCACGTTGCCGAATCCCGATGGAGTGATGCCCGTCAGAACGGTTGCAGGTTCCCGCGATACCACGCAAAGCTGCTCAAGCGCCTGGGACTGGAGTTCATGCAAACCGCCCAAGGGAACGGCGATCTGCTCAAGCTCTTCGCGGTCCTTGTCCAGCACCATGACGCCCTTATTGCTGCGCGTGGCCGAGAACAGCTTGATTCGAGCAAACAGGTTTGAGCCATCGTCCCCGCCGGTAAGCACCTGGTCCATAGCCGTCTTGAGCACAAGGACAGAGAAGTTGTTGATAAGGTCCGACACGCTCTGCCGGGTCCGCAGCCAATTATTAACGTATGGCTCCGCAAGCTGCGAAAGGCTCATCCCGGAGAAGTTGAACGCGGGCTTGAAGATGTCGGGAACTTCGCGGGTGACAATGACAATTAGCCGCGATGCGTCCCAATGCTCACCCATTACCCACCAGCTATCCGGCCTGTAGAAGTTTGGGCTGGAGGGCGTCAGCGAGTTGTACATCAGCGGGGTTGTCCAGATCGGATCGACGTTCTTGAATCCAATCAGGCTGTCTTTCTTGACCGTGCGCGGGTCGATGATGAGCGGAGTCTTTAGGTCCGCTCCCTTGATGTTGATGAGAATTTGCCCCGTTCCGTAGAATGCATCATGCTCCGCCGCCTTGCGGATAATGCCCTGGATTCCAAGCGCAGTGAACGCCTGCTCAATCTCGGTAATCTTCGTCTTGGTCGATTCATCCTCGGTGTCTGTACTGTTGAATTTAATCCACTTGCGCGTCAGTTCCGTGGCCAGCGCCGTAGCCATGTTGAGGTATTCCGAGCGCAGCGCCAAGAGCATTAGGTACGGATAGCCGGGGAAGCCTTCGATGTTGCTGTATGCATAGAGTTGTGAGCCGAACTGAGGCCCAGCGTCCATTGCCAGCCGCGCGCACTCATAGGCCGGCTCGGAGTCCATTGCCACTTGAGCCGTGACCCCGTGCGGCACTACACCCTTCGGTATCACGGGGATGCGGATGGGGTAATGGACGCGATCTACTGGTTCCTCAAGCGCAAGACGAATCGCAGACGCGCTGATTCGCTGCGTTGCAAGTTCGTTACCTTTGCGTTTCCTCTCGCGGTAACGGCGAACACGATCACTGCTGCTTGCAGGCGATTCGGTTGGCTTCTGGTTTCCCATTAGAGGCACACTCCGTAACGATTATGCACCATTTCGCGCATCTCGTCACGAAGGAAATAGCCATCAGCGAAGAAATCACCTAAGCGTGTCCATCCGTTACGGTAGTCGAAACGCTGCGTTCCCTGCCAGTCTGGGAAGCTGCTGCGAAGGCCATCCACGAGGCGCAGCTGGCTCTTCCTGTACATCACCGGCGTCTGCTCTGCCTGCATATCCTCTTCGCTTCGACGCTCTCTCATCACGCCCTCATTGCCGCCGCGATTGCTGCATCGCTGACCAGAAGCGATGATGTGACCGGCGAAGCAAACGCCATGACAAACGCATCCGCCAGGTTAGGCGACGGCACAGAGCCGCCAATCCGAGTAGACTTTGCGAGGTCTTCTTTGCTCTCCACCTTCACCCTGCCATTGCGGTCAAAATCGCGCTTGGGTGTGGAGAGTTCCGTTTTCAGCTTCTCGAGATGCGGCATATCGCTGGAAATGCTGATTAGCTCGTCATCTTTGAACTTCTCGCCCCGGTTGATTGCGTTGTAGGTATTACGGAATCGGTCAGCAATACCCCACCATGTCTGTGCTTTTAGGTTAGCGAAGAAGTCCTTGTTCTTGATTCTGTCCTGCCGGTCGCTGACGTAGTATTCTTCCGGGCGCTCGACTGCGGCGCCGGCGTTGAACTTGGCATACTTGCGCCGGAGATGCTTGTCCCGTACCTGGTTCAATTCATCGAACTTAGCTCCACATGATGCCCCGACGCCGATGGAGTCGTACCGAATCTCCGCCTGCCGCTCGGACGCCGCAGCGTAGGTCCGCATACAAGACTTGAGCAGTTCATCCTCACGCGCCCGCCACTCGTCTGACCAGAGGGCCACGCTGCCATGCGAGTAGACGTTCGCGCAGGCGTCCTCTCCATCGTCGGCAACATCGAACCCGATGGTGTGCTTGCCTGTAGCCTCAAAGCCCAGTTTGAGATGCGCATCAATGGATGCCTCAATCCAACTGCGCTTGATGACTGCTCCCTCGGCATCCTGCTTAGGGTTGCCCATGTAGATGTGCTGGTAGTCTTCCTCGGATTCTGCTCTACATCGAGCGATGATCTTTTTCGCCGTCTCAGATAGAAATGGGTTTTCCTCAAAGTTGATCTTGCGGACGACGTAGCCCGTAGGAGGGTTGACCACAAATCGCTGATATGCGAAGTCGGTCGCATACTGGGGGTTGAAGATGAGCCAGACTTCAGAGCCATCCTTGCGGTTGATCGTTGCCTCAAGCACATCCCACTGCTCTTTGGTGAGAAACTGAGCCTCCTCTATCCATGTTATGTCTATGTCTTCTAATGACTTGATTTCTTGCAGATTGCGCGCTAATCCGTAGAAGATGAACTCTGAACCTGTTTGCTTGTGAGCGATCCGGTTATCAGTTACATCGAACTCTCCCCTCCAGCCGAAGCGATCCATCTGGAGCTTGAGCAGCGTATACACCGACTCGGCAATTTTGTTTTGAAACTGCCGAGCACACAGAAATCGCAATCGCCCGGTCTTAGCCATGAGCAGCGCATTGCCAGCCGCGTCGGTTGATTTAGAACTGATGCGGCCACCGTACAACACCCTTCCAATAGCCTCAGCACTCCAAAAAGGAGCCAGGACTGGATTAAGTTTGGGGACTTCGACTATCGCGCTCATTTCGATGGCCTACACATTCCGCAAGAGCAATTGGGCGCATGGGCGGGTCTGGTGGTTCCGGTTGGACTCGAACTAACGACAAGCGGCTTATGAGGCCGACGCTCTACCGGCTGAGCTACAGAACCACTATCCCACTTGCGAGACCGGCACTCCCGATTGCGGCAGTGAGTTGGCTTCGGGCGGTCAGCAAATTTTAGCCACTGATACCCGCACACGTCACACTGCCAAACCTTTGCCACGCTATCGCCCATGTGTACATTGTACACGTTCATCTATTCCTTGCCGTACAGGGCATCTCGTACAGCTTTCATGCCGCGAATCTCATGCACGATTGGCCCTTCATCCGGCCCGGAGATAGGCTGCGTGATCTTGCCCTCTACCCTATCTGCAACCTCTGCCGCCGCCCGCACTTTGCCCTTCACGGCCTCGCGCACCAGCGACATGGCGATTACCTGTGCGTATGTGGTGGATTTGTCTAGCTTTAATTGCCGCGCCATATCGGAAGGGATGGGCTTATCAAGCAGGGCGGCGTATGCGTCTGTGAGGGGCTTGCGCTTGGGACGGCCTGACATATTGCCTGATTCCCCAGGTTTCCACTTCCGCGCCTCCATCTCAGGCGTCAGCTTTGGTACGTAAGGCGTGTTTCCTTGCGTGTTTGCAGCCACGTCCTGTTCGCTATCCGGCACTCAGCACCGCCTTCTTCCCTGTCGCCTGCTCCCAACGTGTCACAATCACATCACAATAAGCGGGGGAAAGCTCGCACATATAGCATCTACGACCTGTTTTCTCGCAAGCAATCAGGGTTGAGCCGGAACCGCCGAATGGGTCAACCACGCTCTCCCCGCTCGATGTAATCGCATTGATGAACTTCTCTGGCAGCGCGACGGGGAATGTGGCCGGATGTTCCTTGCGTATAGCACCTAGCTCTGGATTCAAGAATATAACGCTTTCAAGTTCTTTGCGCTCACCCTGCTCTCCGCGACTCGAGCCCTTCATAGAGCCATCAGGTTGACGAACCATGCGCGTGTCGCCAATCTTGTGAGGATTGGTGCGCCTATCCTCGCAACGATTGATGTCTTTGAACGCCTTGCCGAAGGTGAACATCCATTCGTGCGTACATGGGAAGAATGCAGACTGATTGCCAACGCTACCGGCTGATGGGCGGGCCCACACTCCCCAAGATAGGAATTTATACCCGCAGTCCTTCGCCTCGGCTATGTATTCATCCCAATATGGAACGACCTCATGCTCTTTACGTTTAAGTCCTAGATTTATAGTCACATACGAGCATAATTCCATAAATGAGCGTATAAACATTTTGAGATGTGCGACCGACATATCGGCATCAGCCTGTCCGTATGTTCTTAGGTCAGCATAAGGCGGTGACGTGAAGAGATATTCCGCCTTCTGTCCGCCCATCAGCCTCTCCACGTCCGTCACGCTGGTGCTATCGCCACACAACAGCCGGTGATCGCCCATGATGTACAGATCGC